TAAAATGGTGGGTGAAATTCCCGCCGTTATTTAAAACCGAAAAAAACCAATGGGAATAATTAACGAAACATATAATTCAATTTTGGACACAAGTTGGACAATTGAATGCGAGGACATAACAATTCAAGATCACAAAAAGTGGTGGATTTATTATGACGATTCCGACAACATCATTGTTGCATTATGGAATGATTTTCACGACGACATTGAAATGGTTATTGACACGTCAAATTTTGAATCATTTCAAGACACACGCGATTTGGAAACATTTCGTGACGAATGGGATTATGCAACGGAATCCGTTTATCAAGTTTATTCAAAAATGGATTGGGACGATTACATTGCAGAATATGGACACGACGAATTGATTGAACACGTTTCAAGCGAAATCAATGCAAAGGGTTCAAAGATTTACAAACGTCCATTAAATCAACGCATATGGCGTTTAATGGTTGAATGGAAATGGGAAATAAAAAATTATTTTAAAACGATATTAAAATGAACACGACGGATTTTATAACAAGCACATCAGATAATCCAAATTTGGATATTAATTTATTGGGAATTGAAAAATTTTTAAGACAAAACAAATCAAAATGGCAAGATCAAGAAATTGAACAAGTCATTCCATATATGAGAATTCATTGGCAATTTTACATTGAAATGCGATCGTGGGGTGTCAAATCGTTTGGTGCGTATGGAACAAAGGTTGAATTGGAAACAACGGTTGAACATTATGTTGGTGATTCATTAAGTGACGAAACGGACGAAATTGAATTTGATTTAACAAAAGACATCAAAGATTTTGAAATTGACACCGAACACTTTCCAAAAAATGCATATGAATCACGTGATATGTTTTGCATTGAAAGTGTGGACGTTGATTTTGACGAAAAAAAAATAACTATATTCTTTTAAATTATGGAATTAACACAACCGGAATATCGGAAAAATATATTATCAAATTGTTGTGGTGCAAACGTATATGACAACACCGACGAATGCCGTGCGTGTTTGGAACATTGTTCGTTTATTATTGCCGAACCAACCGCATTTCATCAATGGTTGTTGGTGACATCAGATCACGACGCAAAAAAATTGATTGAGTTATTAAGAAAAGAAATCATTGAACATCAAAATCAACAAGTGTTTGAATTAATGGATTTGGTTGATATGGGTGAAAAAACATATAATTCCGAAACATTGGAACGCGTTGTGAATTTATTAATGGACACAAAGTTTCAACACACAACAAGTTTGGACGACGAAACATTTATTATTGAACAAGACAAAAAACAAATTGAATATAAACATAAAACAAAAAAGAATGGAAAATAAATTATCACCGCGCGACGAAATGTTGCACATTATGAAGGTTATTTGGGGATCACGAACACAAGATATGTTGGACGCGTGTCGCAATATGATTAACACGTTTGAACAAAAACACGGTTCGGACAATATCGGTTTGACATTGTTTGAAATAGAAATGACACGTCAAGAACGATTGAATGAATTATTTAAACGGACAATTCCCAAAATTGGGGACGAATTGAAAAAGACGGCGGAAAATATCGTTGAGCAAAAGAAAAACAAAAAATAATTTAATTCTTTTAATTTCATAAACATATTAAATAAACAAACGTATTTTTGTAATTCAATTATTCCTTTGCACGTTTTCCGTTTGTTTTCGTGCATTGGTTTTTTCGGTGAATGGGACGCGTGGTTGTGTCCCATTCTTTTTTTATAAAACAATTATATATGAAACACGAATTTGATAAATATGCGCCAAAGGATAATTTCAAAAAATATGAATCATTAAATGATTATTTGGATCAAGACAAAAGCGAATTAAACAAGCCGGAAAAATTTGACAAAGTAATAACATTAAAAGTGTCAAAAGAAACATTTGAAATGTGGGAACAATTATGTGAAAATTGGGGTGAGGTGTTAGGATATGAAAACAAATCAAAGGTTTTTGAATTTGCAATGGTTGAATGTCTTAATGTTCCAATTGCGTCATTGGGGGGTTATAATCACGAAGGGTGGGACATTAAAGGTGAGGAATAAAAATTTCCTTCATTGTGTGAAAAATAAATGAAATAATTTTATATTTTTGTAATTATGGCAAAACATAAGGTTGTGAAAGAAGTCAAAGAATCTTATTATCACAAAATGATTAATTCAGATTTGAAACGGTTTTTTGATTTCCACATTATTAATGAAAAACATTATATGATCGCAACAAACAATGTTTGGTTAATGTATGGTTAAAATGAAACAAAATGGGACAATCTAAAAAAAAGGAACAAAAACGCACATCAATAACAAAGGACACGTTATTAAAACATTTGGAACAAAATATGGGAAACGTCACGTTGGCGTGTCATTTCGGTAAATGTTCACGATCCACGTTTTATCGTTATTATCAAGACGACGAACAATTTGCGAAATCGGTTGACGACATCACCGAGGTTGCAATTGACATTTGTGAATCCGAATTATGGAAACAAATAAAAGACGGGAACGTTCCGTGTATTTTATTTTATTTAAAAACAAAAGGAAAATCACGTGGTTATGTTGAACGTCAAGAATTGACCGGTATGGACGGGAAACCAATTAATTGGATTGAAACCAAAACATATGCGGAAAATGGAATTATCAATAAAACAAACGACGGCGATTGATTTTTTAGAGGACGACACAACCAACGTCATATTATATGGTGGTGGCGCGGGTGGTGGCAAATCTTTATTGGGGTGTTATTGGGTTTTAAAACAATGTTTGAAATATCCAAACACACGTTATGTCATTGCACGATCACGATTAAAAAATTTAAAAGAAACAACATTAAAATCATTGTTTGAAGTTTGCGCAATGCAAGGATTAAACGCAAATGTTGATTTCACATATAACGAAACAAAATCGGTGATTACAATTCACCAAAGCAAATCCGAAATTTTATTAAAAGATTTATTTCATTATCCAAGTGATCCAAATTTTGATTCATTGGGTTCAATGGAAATAACCGGTGCGTTTATTGACGAATCAACCGAGATCACACCAATGGCATATAATGTGATTCAATCACGAATGCGTTTCAATTTAGATAAACACAATTTAATTCCAAAGACATTGTTGACTTGCAATCCGTCAAAGGGTTGGATTTATTCGCAATTTTACAAGCCATATAAACAAAATGAATTGCCAAACAATCACAAGTTTATTCAATCATTAGTCACGGACAATCCAAACATTTCAAAACATTACATTGAACAATTAAAACGTTTGGACGTATTAAATCAAAAAAGATTATTATTTGGTGATTGGGAATATAGCGACGACGATTCACAATTATTTTCAATTGACGCATTGAATGATTTATTCACCAATGAACACGTTCCAACAACAAATCAAAAATTTATTTCCGTTGACGTTGCACGATATGGACGGGACAAATCGGTGATATGTTTATGGAATGGTTGGCGTTGTGAAATGATTAAAACATTTGATAAAAACACAATTGACGAATTGGTTGAGTATGTCAAAAAGATTGCCAACGAAAACAATGTTCAACGATCACATATTATCGCGGATTCGGACGGTGTTGGTGGTGGTTTTGTTGATATGCTAAAATGCAAATCGTTTGTCAATAATTCAAAAGCAATGGACAATGAGAATTTTCGTAATTTGAAAACACAATGTTATTATCGGTTCGCGCAAATGGTTATGAATGGTGAAGTGTTTATTAAAACAAATGATAATGAATTAAAAAATAAAATCATTATGGAATTTGAAATGGTGAAACAACACAATGTTGACAAAGACAATAAATTGGAAATCACACCAAAGGATAAAATCAAACAATTATTGGGACATTCACCGGATATTGCGGACGCATTAATTATGCGTTTTTATTTTGAATTAAACAAACAACGGATCGTTTATTTTGGATAACTTAAAATTGCGACACGTTAATAAAAGAATTTTTTAGTTTTGCAAAATATGGAATTGAAGTCAATAAATAAAGAACACGAAAAGATTTTGGAAATCTTTACAAAAGAAATTGAGGGTTTTATTTATAGGATTACGGATAATGAACATTATCAAAGTTTTTCCAATTTCAAACCGGTTATTAAAAACGCACAAACGTTGCACAATAACATTGGCAAAGAATTGGAACAATATAAAATCGCGGAATCCGAATGGGTGTTTATGTTTCCGAATTATTTGTTATTTGCCGGAATTGGTTTTGCGTCGGCAATTAAAGACAAAGAAAACGAGGATTATATTAATGACGAAACCGAGGAATTATTTGAAATGATCCACGACACCATTAATGATTTGGAATCAATGTTGACCAAACGAAAATTTTTAATTGAAAAGGGTGAAATGTTAAAAAAGAAAACAATAATAAAAAAACAAACAAATGATTAATTTAAAAGTTGGCGAACATAATTGTCACCTTCCGGAACAATGGAAGGAAATAAAATTAAAAGATTACGCGAAGGTTTACGCCGTGATTATTGGAAATGAATTCGTTGAACCGGACGAACAACCAATTAACAAAGACGCGTTGGAAGTGTTGGACAAGGAACGAGAATTGCACAATGTCCGAACGAATCGCAAAGTGTTTTCACAATTAACCGGATTGTCCGAACAAGTGGTTAATCAAACCGATATTAAACAAATGAATGAAACGATCACGTTAATGACGAATTTTTTAAATAATTCAACGGGCGAATATACGGATTTGGACGAAGCGTTTTCCTTTAGATATAAAAACAAAGAATATGTTTTTCCATTTATCAATATGGAAACAAACACGTTTGGCGATTATATTGAAACGGCGCAATTGGATATGGTTGCACAAAAACAAGACGCAAAAAAAATGTCGGTGATTGGTGAACAAATGGCAATTTTGTGTCGTGAAAAAAATGAAGTTTATGACGAACAATTAATTCAAAAGAAAACAAAAATGTTTCAAGAATTAACAATGGACATTGTGTGGAAATTCGTTTTTTTTTTGACCAAACAAATAAACATATGCAATCAAAATTTCCAAACATATTCAAAGACGGAAACCGAATTGAAAACAGACACGCAACAAAACATTGGGAAATTATGAAACCATACGGGTGGTTAAACACATTATATGACGTTGCAAAAACGGGTTTGTTTACTAAAAATCCGGACAATGCAATTGATTCAGTAAGGAACACAAATTTATATGTTGTGTTAACTTATTTGAGTTGGAAAAGTGCAAACAATGAATATAATGACGCGGTGCGAACATCAATGGACGAGGAACAAAAAATGAAAGCAAACGCAAGACGAAACAATAAAAGATAAATAAATTATGGCGCAAAATGTAAAGACAAATAAAATCGTGGACAATATGACCGCAACGTGGTTGGGATCAACCGGTGGTTCATTCTATTTTGGAAATCCACAAGAAGTTGACAACATACACAATAAGAATTTGCCGTTAATGGTTATGAACACACCACAAGTCACAATACAAACGGACGCGTGGAATAAAAACACATTATCCAATGACACAAATTGGACGTTTACAGTTTACAACATATTGCCGTCACAATATAACATCACCGACAATCAAGCGATTTTGGAATTTTGGGACACGATTGAGGATCAAATTTTAAATTGGTTTTATCAATGGTGGTATTATTATGAAGCACAAGGACACGATTTTATTATGAAGTCACCAATTCAGATCACAAGATTAAAAGAAGCGTCAAACGACCGTTTGTTAGCGTTGAAAGTGACGTTTGGTTTTAACTTTTATCGTTATTGTAAAGAAATATAAATTATGAATTTAGAATTTGCAAACAGTATTGGACACGAAATCAATGTGATATTGGGATTGAAATTAATCGCATTGCAACGAAATGCGTCCGGTCGTTTGATAAATTCATTGACACACGATTTATTGCCACAAGGCGAATTTAATTTTGTCTTAAAAATCAAAGGTGATTATTATTGGCGATATGTTGAATATGGTGTGACGGGTGCAAACATTCCATATGACGCAAGTGTTCGCACGGGTGCGGGAAATTCCAAATACATTGAAGGATTAATGAATTGGATTAAAATAAAAGGAATCGCAAGTGACAATGACGTTGTTCGTGGAATTGCGTTTGCAATAGCAAGAAAACAAACGGCAAAAGGTGGTGAAGGTTTGGGAAATCCAATGGATAAAAATAAATTGGGATTTGTTTCAAAATCTAAAATCCAAATTGACAAAGAAGTGAATAAATTGGCAACCATTTATCAATCAGAAGTTCAACGAATAGTGGCGAACGCGTTGCCGGAAAACATATTAATAACAATATAAAATTATGCCAACAACAGTAACAAATCAACCGCAATCAAACAAATTATGTTCAACATTAGTCCCGTTGACAATCACCGTTGTTGACACGGTTGCCGACACAACAAACATAATCGCAAAATGTTATTATGAGGACACCGGCGGGACGGACGTTCAAATTGGTGGTGAATATAGATTAGCACCAAATTTAGATTTTCCGGATTATTTTTATTTTGATTCAAGTGAAATTTTTAACACGTTGACAAAATACACATTGGCGGATATGCCGGGAATGACGATTGGAAATTGGTCGGGTGGAATGGTGAACACAATCCGAGTTTGGGACGACATTGCAACGTGGAAAGTTCGTGTTATGTTCCAACGTGAATTCATTAATTCGCAAGGATTGGTTGAAATTGATCCAACACCATATTATTCAAATTATTTTTATATTCACGAAGGTTGTCCACCACGAAAATGGTTGGGTTCATTGGTTTCAAACAATGGTTTGAATAATACAATTTTCAAATACTATATGTTAAACTATAATCAATATGAGAATGGGAAACATTATTTGACGAATTATCCGATTGAAGGCGTAGGATCAAGAATGTCATACAATGTAAACATAAGACCAACGGAATCATTTATGGTTGCGTGGTATAGTCCACCGGCAAATCCACAAGGTTATCAATTCCAAATTTCAACATATGACGAAGGGTATAACACAAATTTCAACAACCACACCGTTCCCGTAAACACTAACCGTGCAATGCAAACGGGAATGATTGGAATGCGTGACGTGATTGACGGATTAACACCAAACGGATCAGAGGGTGCGGATTTTATCAATGTCGTTAATTATCGCGTCCGAATGTTATGTTGCACAAACAATTCCGCACCTTGCACATATGGAACAAGCGCAATTGATTGGAAATTTAAAGTTGACCGAACGTGTGTTGGAAAAGGATATTTGCGTTTTGCGTTTAAAAATATGTTGGGCGGTTATGATCTTGTTTCATCAACGGGTGCATATCAAGTGAAGGTTAAAAACAAATTTTCAGATTTTCAGAAATCACAAGGTTACACAAAGTGGGCAAATCAAATGTCATTTGGTGAACAAAATTGGGCGAATGAAAACATTGAAGTTTTTACAGTAACAACACAACCAATGAAAAGAAAATTCGCCGATCATTTCGCGGAAATGTTTTCGTCGGTTGACGTTTATTTGCGTGACAATAATGATTCATATTTACAAATTGCCGATCCGGATCAATCAGAAAGGGCGCGTGAACAACCATATTATTTCAATCCAATTAAAATAAAAGGTGCAACGATTGAAAAGTGGAGAACAACAAACAATATGGTGAAAATGAAATTCACATTTGAACGTTCAATTAACCAAAGAAATCCAAGATATTAAAAACAAGTTATGGCGCAATACATTCCAAATATAGTTTTTCAAATTGTGGACACCGGAACAATGAATGTGACGGGTGAATTAGAAATTGAAAGCGCAACGGATTTTCCGTTGGCATTAACTTATTCAATCAAAGACGTTCAAGATCCGCAATCGTCAAAAGGTTCGTTTTCAAAAACATTCAAAATTCCGGCAACAAAAAATAATAATCGGATTTTAAAAAATTTATATTCCGATTCACTTTATAATTCATTCCAATATATTGAGGATCAAGACGCGCGAATTTTTATTGACGGATTGTTGGTGTTGGCGGGTAAGTTTCAAATAAAGGGAACAACATATAAAGGCATTCCACAATCTTATGAATGCAATGTTTTTGGTGACAATTATCGGTGGGTTAATCGTATGTCCGAATTGAATTTGTGTGACATTGATTTTTCCGCCGGTGATTTATTTCCGAATGCGCCGGAAGTTATTAATTACAATCGTGACGCAATTGAATTAACGTGGCAATTTGGATTGGCGGGTGAAACATTAACACAAGGCGGACAACCAACACAAACACACGTGGTTTATCCGTTAGTAAATACGGGAAAATGGGTTGAGGGAAATTTTGTTTCAACACACGATATGCAACCGGCGTTTTATTTATACAACGTTTTGAAATTAATCTTTGCACAACAAGGTTATAATTTGGTTTCAAACTTTTTTGAAACGGATTGGTTCAGACGATTAACGTCATTAATTCCAAAAGGTGATATTACAAACACCGTTGCAACATTGGACGATTTCGCATTTGAATATGAACAAGGCGACGTGACGGCGTGGAAAATTCCAATCAATTATCAAAACACAAGTGGAACGCCAAACAGTTGCGCGGGTGTGGTTGGGAACACATTTCACGGTGGTTTGCAAAATATGAATATGGTCAATGATCCGTCCGGATTAATCACAAATCAAAACGTTCCAATGGTTATGGTTGACGTTCAAACACCGTCAAACATTATTGCGGGACAAAACACCAACATTCCTTGTTTTTCGGGTTGGTGGTGGGACATTTATTCAACATCATACACAATGGGTGGTCGTAGTCCGGGCATTGACAATTCCATTTGCACCGGTCAAGCGGTTATTGTGGGTGGTGATTATTCTTGTGTTCCTTGTGATATTCCAAACGGTTCAACAACAACACAAAACATTCCATTCAATTGCGACGCATTCCAAACAAATTTTTTGGGTGTGTTTGAATTCGGTGGCAAAGCGGTCGTTGAAATGAACAATGATTATGCATTGAATGATCCCGTTTCACAATACGGGGACACCGTTTCAATTTGGGGTGGTGGATATTTTGAAGGAACGGGCGCGGGTGGTGACGGAAACGGTTTATTTAGTGGAAATAATAATGCACCGAATTCGTGGGATTATGAAGGATTTTATAATGGACAAAGGTTGGTTGCGAATATGTTTTTAATGCATTATAAATATGACACCGACACAACACACGCAATTGTTGTTGATTCAAAACGATTATATGCGGGTGCAAATCAAAATCCAACACCACCGTCGGGAATGTGGACACAAGGAACGGGCGGACAAATGCAACCGTCGTCAAGTGGAAATTATGAATGGGAATTAGAATTTTCCGGTGTTCAAGTTGCGGTTGAACATCAAAACGATCGTGTTTGGATTTATACCGAGGTGACCGCAGAATTTTGGCAATACGAGGAAACGAATTGGTCAATTGCCGGTGACGTGTTAGCATTAACACAAATGCAATATCGTGTCAAAAATGCGAAATTTTATGGTGGATTAACGGCAACAACAATTGAAAACGGTTCATTTAATTTGTCAAATTTATTGCCGTGTGATATTTCACAATTGGATTATGTTAATGGATTAACGGGAATGTTCAATTTAATGTGGCAATCAGATGAAAATTCAAAAACGGTTTATTGTGAACCGCGAAACGGATTTTTTGACACACCGGCAAATGCAATTGATTGGACGGACAAATTGGATAAATCCGAAAACGAAAACAACAAATATATTTATGACGCATTAAAACGAAATCTTTGTTTCACATATGAGAATGACGGCGACGACGGATTTGTTGAGGAACGAAATATGTTGAAAAACCAAACGTGTGAATTAGGAACACACGCAATGAATTTGGGTGATCTATACGAGGACGACGACCAAAAAATTGGTTCGGATTTTTATGCGCCAACATATATGTTTTATGATAAAACAATTTCAACAAATTTGGGTGCATATAAACAACCATTCATTCCGGTGATTCACGGTGAATATACCGCGATATGGTCGGTGACGAATCCAAATGATTTGCCGGATAAATTAACAGAATGGACACCGCGAATTTTGGTGTGGTATGGATTACAACCATTAAATCAGATTGACGGCGGAACAAATTCAAACCGTTGGAAATGGGGTTATTCCGGAAATACATCACCATATCAATTAAAACAATACTATCCATTTGGCGGTGTTTATTGCGATCAAGACGGAACAATTGGTGGTTCGTTTGCATTTGGTGGTTTCACATATGATTCGCCGTCATTGTATTTTGAGAATTCCGATATTAATGCAGTTCCAACAAATCCACCATATGCACAAACAAGTGGATTATATGAAATGTTTTGGGAATTTAACATATTGACATTATTGGATCGTCCAAAAATTAAAAGTGCATATTTTAAATTGTCACCATATGACATTGCAAATTTAGATTATCAAAAATTAATCTTTATCCGTTCCGAACAATCGGACACATATTGGATTTTAAATAAAATTCAAGATTATAAAGGTTCAAAGAATGTTTTGACAAAGGTTGAATTGTTTGAATATCACAATGTTCAACCATTAAAATCTAAATTCAACGGGATCAATGAAGGTTTTGGAATTAATTTGACACCAACGTTTTCCGATTACACACCAATTCCAATTGCACCAAATGGAACAACAAAAATTCCAATCAAATATATTAATAATGATTTGGGGATTTTTTCAGAATATCCGGTGGGAAATGAAACGCCAATTAAAACAACGTCATATCTACCGCAAAACATTCCGTTTAATTCGGACAATCCAACAAAAGGTTTCACGGGTGGAAAAAATTATTTCGCCGGTGGTCAACGTGTTCCGGTGACGGGTAATTTAGGAAACGGATTGTCAATTGGTGGAAACAATAAAGTGGTCAACAATGGTGGAACGGCAATTGGTGACGGATTGGAAGTATATCACAAAGGACAAATTGTTATTGGGAACAAAAATAATCCGGCGTCAAATCGTCCAATTGAATTCACACAAAATGGAAAAACGGCAATGTGTGTGACAAACAATGGAATTTTTATGGAAGGCGGTGGCGGTGTGGTTTATTACGAGGACACAACAACCGGTGAATTAAAAGAAGTTATGACGGGAATTCCGCAAACATCAAAATTAAAAAGACAAACAACACATTATTACACGCGTGTTGTTAAAGGAAACGAGGACATTATTTAATAAAATACAATTATGGCAACATTAGACACGATTTTAAATATAGAGGTTAAAGGAACGGATTCAATGGTTAAATTGAAATCCGCGATTGACCAAACCGCACAAGAATTAAAAGATTTAAAAAAAGAAGGTGTTCAAGCGGGACAAACACAAGATCAATTTAATGCCAAAGTTGTAACGGCGGAAACGAAATTAAAAGGATTACGCGGTGAAATGACGAAATCCAAAACGGAATTGGTGAAAAATGCAAAAGCGTTGGGCGATAATTCCAAATCATACGATTCGTTGGTTAAACAAAACGCAAAATTGTCACAAGAATTGCGAAAATTGGGTGATCCATTGGGCGCAAACAAAAAAAAGTTTCAAGAATTATCGGGACAAATGAAAAAGAACACCGATCAATTGAAGGAAATGGACGCGCAAATGGGACGTCAACAAAGAAATGTCGGAAATTATGGTTCGGCATTAAGTGGATTAAAAACATCATTCGGTGCGGTTGCAACGGCGGTGACGGGTGCAATTTTAGTTTTCAAAACATTCCAACGTGGAATTCAAGAATTTACGGATTTCCAATTTCAAATTAAACAAGTTGGTGTTATTTCGGGTGCGTCCGCCGAGGAAATGGATATGTTGACCGAAAGCGCAAAAGAGTTGGGACGAACAACAAGTTTCACGGCGGGTGAGGTTGCCGGATTACAAGTTGAATTGGCAAAATTAGGTTTTGATCCAACGGAAATTGAAAATATGACGGCGTCCGCATTGGATTTGGCGTTTGTGTTTGATACGGATTTGGCAACGGCGGGTGAAACAATTGGTGGAATTTTGAATTCGTTTAATTTGGACGCGTCCGAAACCGCACGTGTGACCGACGTTTTATCAACGGCGTTTTCTAATTCCGCATTAGATATGACAAAATTCACAACGGCATTTCCAAAAGTGGGTGCGGTTGCGAACACGGTTGGTTTTTCATTAGAGGACGTAACGTCATTAATGGGTGTTTTGGCGGACAAAAGTTTGGACGCAAGTGTTATTGGAACGTCGTTGAGAAATATATTTTTGAAAATGGCGGACGCGTCGTCACCATTGGCAAAAGCATTGGGCGATTCAGTTACAAGCGTTGACGATTTAATTCCGGCATTACAACAATTACAAGCGGACGGAATCAATGTGACGGAAATGTTAGAATTAACGGATCAACGTTCGGTTACGGCATTCGCGTCATTATTGGACGGTTCGTCAAAGATTGACGCATTGAATTCAAAATTAAAAGATTCAAAGGGTTCGTTGTCCACATTCGCAAAAGAAATGCGGGATTCATTAAAAGGATCAATTGACGCAACCACATCATCAATGTCGGGATTTGTGATTGAAATGGTTGAAAGTGTTGAACCGGCGTTGCGATTGTTGGTGGACGGTGTTGGATTATTATTCACCGGTTTAACTAAATTAATTGAAAACATTCAATATATTTTAATTCCATTGGGTGCATATAAAACCGTAATGTTGGCAATGAGAATTCAACAAGTTGGATTTACAACGGCATTAGGATTTTCAAAAACCGCAATGAAAGGTTTTGGAATTTCAATAAAAGGCGGAACAATATCAATGAAAGCATTCAACAAAGCAATTAAATTGAATCCAATTGGTTTGTTGGTTAGTGGTTTGACATTTGGAATTGTTGCATTGTCCGATTGGATATTTGGAACGGACGACGCAACCGATTCAACGGACGAATTAACCAAGGCAATGGAGGAGGAAAACAAAGAATTGACACGTCAAGAACAATTGCAAAAAGACATCACGGATTCCAAAAAGAAATTTGTTCAATCACAAAACGAGGAAATCGCAAAGGCAAAACAATTGGTTGAAACAATAAAGAACACGAACATTGCACAAAAAGATCGTGAAAAAGCATTGGAAAATTTTAACAAATTAGCGGGAACAAACATTTCCAATCTATTATCCGAAAAAGAAATTATTGAACAAGTTGAAAATTCATATCAAGGTTTGGTTAATGCCATAAAAGAACGGATTATTATTCAAGCAAGTGAAAAAGAAATTGAATTATTAATTCAACGTCAATTGGAATTGTCGTCACAATTAAAAGACAACAACAAAGAATTGACAAAAGTGAATTCGGAATTGACATTGGGTGAAATAGAACGTGCGAATAAAGGCGTCCGAAACACCGCGACATTAATTGAGGACGGAAACCGATTAAAAAATAATAATCGTGAAGTGTTGGACGGAATCCACGACACCAACGACGCGTTGGACGACACGAAATTGATTTTGCCACAATTGTCCACCGATACGCAAACATACACGGACGATTTAACAAAATTCAATGATATCCAAAGTGACGTCAACATTGCCACGGGTGACCGTTTAGGAAATTCACACGCATTAACGTTGCAATTGAAAAAAGAGGGGGTGGAAATGGTTCACAATTTGGAAACCGAAAAAACAAATGCCGAGGATTCAATGTTATCAATGAATGCAAGAAGTGACGTAATGATTCAAAACGCACAACGTGAAGGTGAATTGACGAAAGAAAATATCGTTTTAAACACGGAAATGACAGATTTGGAACGACAAATTAAAGATTCATTTGACGAACGTGTTGAAGCGTTGGACGGATTAACCATATCAACACGATCGTTTTCAAGCGCGTCAACAGAATCCGTTAATTTAATGCGTGATTTTAAAAATGAAGTGGCAAACCAAGAACGTGAATTAAAGAATTTAATCGTTACACGTGAACAAAAGAAACAAGCGTTTTTGAATAGCGCAGAAGCGGAAAAAATGTCCGAGGAACAAAAAGAGGAACGAATTAAACAAATTAATTTGGAATCAAGCGAAGCAATTGAAACCGCAACAAATAATTTAAAAAAATCTAAAAAAGATTTGGCGGACGTTGAAGGAACATTGGTGAAGGTTGCAAAAGAATATAATGTGGTTGTTGACGATCAAGGAAAAACAATTGACCAACAAATTGCAGATAATGACAAAATTGTTGACGGGTTGAAATTGCAAGAAAAAGTTTTGGACGATTTAAGCAAAGCAAACGCAAAGGTCGGAAAAGAACGAATTCAAATGTCATTGAAAGTTGCACAAGCGGAATTGAAATCCGCATTATTAGTGGCACAAGCAACCGGCGACACGTCAAAAGATACAATTGACAAAATTAACACTTTACAAGATAACATTGCAAAGTTTCAAAATCAATTGTCCAATATGGGTGGCGACAACAAAGGATTTTTGCAAAGTGCGGTATTTGGACACGATCCGGAAAATGGCGAACCATTAACGGGTGAACAATTAATTGACGGAATAAACGTCACATTGGATTCCGTGTCATCAACATTGGACGCATTTAATCAATTGCAACAAGAACAATTGAACACCAAATTGCAAGGAATTCAAACAGAAAAAGATCAAGAAATAAAAGCATTTGAGGAAACGGCGGAATATGAAATTATGACCGACGAGGAACGGGCGACAAAGATTGAAGCCATTGAAAAAAAGCACGACGACGAAATGTTAAAGTTGAAAATTGAGCAATGGAAAAAAGACAAAGCGTTGGCAAAGACACAAGCAATCATTGGTGGCGCACAAGCCATAATGAACATATTGAGTGCAACGGCAACCGGAAACGCAATTGCGGACGCAATAATTAAAGGAATTATGATTGCGGGAACAATAGCAATGACCGGAATTCAGATCGCAACAATTAACGCACAAGCACCACCGACGGCGGAATTGGGTGGAATAATGGACGATTCGTTTTTTGCAAAAGGCGGAATGGTTGTTGGAAAATCACACGCACAAGGTGGTGAAAAATTTGCGGTTGGTGGACGTGTTGCCGAATTAGAGGGTGGCGAAGCGGTTATTAATAAACGTTCAACACAAATGTTCAAACCTATATTATCACAAATGAATGTTGCCGGTGGTGGACGAAAGTTCGCGGACGGTGGAATTGTTATGGAAACCGATACGTTATCAACCGAATCAACATTGGCGGAAACATTAATTGGTGAAATAAACAATCAACAAGTGTTGTTGGTTGAAGCGGACGTGACGAATTCACAAAAAAGCGTCAAAAACATTGAATCAAGAATTAGTTTTTAATTATTATATTTATAAAATATATGTTTACAGTTAATGCAGAAACAAAGAAAAAAAGATTAAAAATTTGTCGTGATTGCGAACACCGATCAAACAAGTTTTTATGGTTGTTTAATCGTGATTCGTGTTCACTTTGTAAATGTTTATTAAGTGCAAAAACAAGTGTCACCAAAGAATTTGACGGAAAATGTCCGATAAATAAATGGTGAAATAAACATTGATATGTTGAAAAAAAACTATATTTAATGACAATTCCAATCACAAAAAAAACGATTTTTGATAAAATGGGAACAAACAAACACATTGAAATCGCAAAGCGCATTCAAGATAACGCGCCGGACGATAAAAAAGAAATCCAAAGAATTATGAAATTGTTCGCGCGAAGTCGTGACGCACGTGGTCGGTGGTCGGTTAATGAATCGGTTGGTCGTGAATTATTAGTGTATTTTAGGAAATACGTTGACGGAACGGCGTCAAACAATTTATTTGGTTGTGGTGGTTGCGCACAAAAAATGGTTTCATATATGAATCAAATAAATAATGTATGGCGAAACCAAATAAAATAACGTTTGTTATTGATTTCATTGAAATCGTTTGGAATGAAGTTCAAACAAGGTTCGGTGAATTCGCCACACCAAAAGACGTTGTTTATCATTTGGTTGAAAACGGTTTGTGTGAACCAACACGTGTCCGGAATTATTTAATCATTCACGATTTTGATATTATGTTGCGTGAAAACAAAGGTCACGTGACGCACACATTTATGGATTTATCAATTAAATATGATTTGAGTGACCGACAAATTCAAGGGATCGTTTATAAATACCGTCCAAAATTCACAAAGAATGAAACGATATTGGGTGAATATAAAATAAAGGTCAAAGAACAAAACAAATTGAAACGCAAAGAAAAAAAGAAATCAGTTTTGACCGATTATTAATTAACACCGATTTTCATTGGTGTTTTTTTATTCCAATAATTTCATAAAATAAATTTTTACGTTTTTTATTTTTGTCCAATGGGAAAATGGTTTGATATTCAGAACAAAGCAAAAGACACCGCCGACGTTTATATTTATTCGGAAGTTGGTGGTTATGACGTTAATGCCAAATCGTTCATTGACGAATTAAAAGAAATCAAAGACAAAGACATAAACGTTCATATTAATTCATTGGGCGGTTCGGTTTTTGACGGTCTTGCCATTTACAATGCATTAAAAAATCACGCACACAAAGTAACGACAAAAGTTGAGGGCATTTGCGCGTCAATTTCGTCGGTTATCGCAATGGCGGGTGATTCAATTGAAATGGCGGAAAATTCATTATTAATGATCCACAATCCATTTGCAATGTCCGGTGGTGACGCGAATGAATTAAGAAAAACGGCAACCATATTGGACAAAATCCGTGACGAAATCGCGGGAATATATGCAAGTAAATCAAAACACGACGCGGAACATTATGTTAATCTTATGGACGTGGAATCGTGGTTTAATTCAAAAGAATCGTTGGAATTGGGATTGATAAACGGGATCACACAACCAATTGCAATAAAAAACAATTACGATATTTCAAATTTCACAAATATCACAAACGATAAAATCAATTCAGTAATTAATCATAAAAATAATTTAGTTATGGCGGAAAATACGCAAAATGAAGTTGTTGAAAACAACAATGACAATCCAACGAATGACGCAAGTTTAATTGGAAAAATCAAATCAATGTTAGGTGTTACAAACGAACACGAGGAAGGACACGACGAAAGTGTTGCCGAGGAAACGGATTGGGCGAAAACATATGAGGAAATGAAAGACAAAGTTGACAATTTAGAAAAAGCGGTTCACGAAATTGAAGTTCAATTGGGAATGAAAGAGGACGAAATTGAAAACAAGTCAAAGGAATTGGAACAAGCAAATGCGGAAATCCAAAATAAGTCGGACGAAATCGCAAAATTAAAAGCGACAAAAACCGACGTTATTGCAAACGAGGAAACAAAAATTGGTTCAGAAAAAACAGTTGATCCAAACCTTGCTTTCTTTAATGCAATGGTGAAGTCAATTCAAAGAATAGCATAATAAAAAAAAGTAATTAATAAAAAAAAGGAATAAATTATGAGTGTAGCAAAAGACAACATTACGGCAACATATTCGGGTGCGAATTTTAATGAATTGTTTTTAGAGCCGATTTTTAGGGATTCGGATTTAATGCAATTTAGAGTGATACCAAACGTTAAACACGTTATGAACCTATACACGGCGGACGCATTATCGTGTATCGTTAAAAAATACACAGATTGTTCGGATAGTGATTCGGGTGAATTCAATGTAAATGACAAAGTAATAACGGCGGGACGAATGAGAGTTGCCGTATCACAATGTCAAAAAGAATTTTTTGGGACGTATTTAGAGGAATCATTTAGAAGTGGAATCAACGTTTTCAATTTAGAAGGAACGGCGTTAATGGACACGATATTACAAAATGTAAGAAACGGAATATCAAAAGACGTTGTTAGATTAGCGTGGTGGGGTGATACAAGTGAAGCGGGTGACAAAGCAAGTTGTTACAATTCAACCGACGGTTGGTGGAAATTGTTAATTGCGGACACGGTTGTTGACGGTAACAAAGTTACAATTCCAAATTCGGGTGCATTTGCAACGGGTGACGGTTTAACGGCATTACGTTCAATGTGGGCGAGTTCACCAAGTGCATTGCAAGGTGTTGACAATAGGGACAAAGCGTTTTATGTTTCAAGAGAAATTTACGACGATTATTTAACATCAATTGAGGATTTAGGAAATGCGGAAGGATTTTCACAATTAGTTGACGGATCAATTAAAATCTATTTTAGAGGTGTTGAGGTTATTCCAATGTATGATTGGTCAGTTGCAACGACACAAGTTGGTGCGACGGACGACGTTCGTGCGTGTTATGTAGCAAAACAAAATCTTGCAGTTGGAACGGACACAAACGATATGGAAGGCGAAATGAAAATGTTTTACGACGATCTAACGGAAAAAGTATATGTTAGAGCATACTTTAAATTGGGCGTTCAGTTTTTACACGATTCATTGGTTCAAATAGGTTATTAATAAATTAAAAAAGAATAAGATATGGCAATTACATCAGGACATACGGTCGTTTGTTGCGACAGAAACAGACGTGGCGGTTTAAAATCAATATATTTAGCGAACACCGATCAAATTGCGTCGTTTTCAATTCCGGGGACGGGTTGTCAACACGCATATGACGACGTGACAATGGCAACACCGGGAACAGACGTTTTTTACAAATGGGAATTTGAAAGAGGAACGGCGGGATTCACGGCAAGTGCAACACGTGAAAACGGTTCAACAATGATTGAAATTAGTTTGGAATTCTACATTCCAAAGGTAACGTGCGAAGTGAATGCGGATTTAATGGAATTGGTTACGAGTTGTGGAATCACGGCGATTGTGGAAACATACGCGGACGATTGTGCAGATCCGTCAGTTACATATAAGTTCGTTTTAGGTTGGGATCAAATTTTTGAGGAAACGGCATATATGGAATTCACAACGGGTGAACAAACAACGGGTGTTGCATTGCAAGACGCAAATGGAACGGCGATCACGTTGACAACGCAACAAGGTGAATATCCACGTGAATGGGACAACACAATTGCGAACATACCGGTTTAATCCGAACGTTCATATTAGTTTGTTTTAAAATGACCGTTTCACGCGGAATCGGTTATTAACATTGAGTTGGGGACATTCATTAAGGGTGTCCCCAATTTTTGTTTAAAAAATTAGTATTTTAGTAAAAAAAATTTCATTATGGCAAAATATAAATTATTAAAAAAAGTCGCAAATTCAACGTCATTTCGTTATGGTGGTCAAAAGTATGAAACACAAAGCGTGATTGACAACCAAGGATTATTGAAGTCATTACACAAGGACGGTTGTTGGTTCATTAGTGAAATAAAAGACAGTAAAAAAACAACCAAAAAAACAATTGTAAATGACACGGAAAAAGAAAACGACAACGCAAACGATTAATCAAGTTGCGAAAAAAATTGGGTTTACTAAATTTGACGTTTTCAATGTTGGTGTGAATCCAAAGATTCGCGAAAATGTTAATTTAAAAACTATCCGCACACCATTCATTCCGTTTGGTGACGATAATTTATTTCCACAATATCTTGCAGAAATCAAAAGACAATCGCCAACACACCGTGCGATTTTAGGGCAAAAAAAGATATTGAGTATTGGAAAACAATTCCATTCCGAGGACGAAGGGGTTCAAAGATTTATCAATGACGTGAATTCGGAAGGTGAATCAATGCGTGAAGTTTATGGACGTTTAATGGACGATTATTATTCGTTTGGAAACGCATATTTGCAAATTGTTAAATATGAAGGTGGAATTAATTTGTTTCACATAGACGCAACCAAATGTCGTGTTTCAAAAGATCAACAACACATTTATATTCATTCGGATTGGGCGAAATATGGAACAACAAAACAAGACACCGTTATTGTTCCAACATATCCACGTTTTGAAAAAAACACATCAATCATTCATTTCAAAGATTACGAACCAACGTTTAATTATTACGGATTGCCGGATTTTGTTGGCGCATTGGAAGGTTGGTTGCAAATTGATTGGGAATTACAAACATATAATCATTCCAAATTCAAAAATAATTTCACACCAAGTGCAATCGTTGAAATTAATGGTGATATGGGTGAAGCCGAAGCGGAAAAATTGGTTAAGGACGCACAACAAAAATGGACGGGCAAAGGCAACAATTCAAAGATTTTGTTTTTGGTTAAAAATGGTGACACGTCACCGGCAAATGTCACCGTATTATCGGACAATTCGGACGGTTCATTTATGGATTTACAAAAATTGACGTCACAAAACATAATCACCGCACACCGTTGGCAACCGGCAATGTCCGGAATTGTAAGTGCGGGAAAACTAACCAACACCGGAAATGAAATCCGTGTGGCGTGGGAAATGGTTATGGGAACAATCATTAAAGACGTTGAGGAATTATTATTTAACAAGATCACATTAATAATAAAAGAATTGACACCTTTGCATATTGACGATTTTCAAATTATATATGAACCACCGGTTTCAATGGTTTCCGATATTATTCCAAATCAAGTTTTGACAATAAACGAACAACGTGAATTGTTAGGATATGAAGCAACGGAAAACGGGGATTCAATGATAACGAATAAAAAAACAATTTAATATGGCGGTAAAAAATAATTATTTAGGATATGATCCGTTAATGACGGCGGGTGAAGTGATTTCATTGGCATTCACAAATCAAAACACCGATCCAACATTGATTTCAAGGAATTTAATTCAAATGTCAGAATTAGCACATTTGAAATTGCCATTGGGTGACGATTTTTATTTGCATTTAAAAGAATTATACAACACCGGTTCAACGGGAACACCAACAACCGCCGAGGACGATTTTATGTCACAATGGTTAAAACCTTGTTTTGCGTGGTTTGTTAGATTTGAAGTCATAAACGAAATTCAAGACAATTCAACGTCGTCGGGAATAGTTTCGGCAATTCCGGATTTTTCAAAAGTGGTGACACCAAAAGAATTGAACGTTTATAAACAAGACACATATCGTCGTGGAAATGTTGTGTTGGAACAAATGGTGAAATTTTTAAAAGACAATCCAACGGATTTTCCGAAATATAAAAACGACGTGGACGGGACGTGTAACGGATCACAAAATTTAGTCAGTAAACAACACGGAATGATAATTTATTAAATATGCCATTGCCAACACCAAATAAAGAGGAAACAAAAGACGGATTCGTTTCACGTTGTATTGAAAACGACGTTATGAATGACGAATTTCCGAATTTAACACAACGAATTGCGGTGTGTGTTTCACAATGGGATAATAAAGACAAAAAACAAACAAACAAAAAGAAATAATTATGGCGTCTAATTTACACAAAGATTTAAGCGATTCACAATTGCATTATCCAAAAGGATTTTCAACCGCGTCCAATTCAACACAATTAACCAAAAACGCGTCCGGAAATTTAGAATGGGCGACGGCAACGGCGGGTGGTGTGACACAAATTGTCGCGGGATCAAATATCACCATTTCACCGAGTGGGGGAACGGGTGCGGTAACAATCAATTCAACGGCGTCGGGTGAATCGTGTGGTTTAATGAAAAAAATTGATATGGGTTATTTTGGGAATGGAATTCAATTTGGTCGCATTCCATATCAAGCAACATTGAATTTGGCAAATTGTTCGGGTGTTGTTGGAACATCATATGAATTGGAAATTGGTGTGGCATATACGACAAAAGGTGGTTTGACAGACGCACAAATTGGTGACGTGTGGTGTGCGGTTGAAGGTGACACCGGTCAAATTATAACGCAATCAATTAATTCATTGGGAACACAACCGCGTGAATGTGGTTCGTGTGCAGAAAAAACGGGTGTTTGTTATATGTATGGGTTTTGGAAAGTTTTATTTCCCGTGACATCAAATCCGATAACCGCGTTGAAAATAATTTTGGGTTCGGGTTGTGAGGATTACGAAATTGCACGTTCATCAGTAACACAAGCGTCATATATCAGTTTAAAAGAATTTTGTTCAACATTATCACCGCAAACGTTTAGTGGCAAAGGTGGTGACGAAGCAAAAAAATCATAAAATTATGGAAAAAGTCATTGCATTATGCGAAAAAATATGTCCACAAACGTTGACAATTAACGCAATTGCAATTGGCGTTTCGGTTTCAGACGTGGAAATTGCATTAAAATTATTATCATATGCCGTTGCAATTATTTGGACATCAATTAAAGTGATTAAAGAATTAAAAGAATGGAATAATAATGGCAAAAAATAACACGTTTTCCCATATAACAAAACCAAAAGTTAATCGCAAAGGTGTCCACGCAAAATCAAAAACGTCAAAATCAAAGACGTCCAAAAACTACAAAAAGAAATATCGCGGTCAAGGTCGTTAACCATTAATTGCGACAATAAGTCAAAACACATATTTAATTTTGTCAAATGTCAAAGGATTACACACATTTGATAATTCATTGTTCCGCAACATATGAAGGTGTTGATATTAGACCGGAAACAATCAAGAAATGGCATATGGGAAAAACCGGACGCGGGTGGTCGCGTGTGGGTTATTCGGACATCATAACGATTGACGGTGATTTACACAATATGCATTTCGCAGACGGAACAAATCCATATGACGATAAAATTGAACACGCGGAAATGACGTGGGGTGTCCGTGGAATGAATCAATATGCAAAACACGTGTGTTATATTGGTGGAATGCAAAAGAATCCAAAGAAACCAAAAAACACATTGACAAAAGAACAAAAAGAAACGTTGACAATCTATATCAAACACGAAATTTTAAGACACAAGAACATATTAATCGCGGGACATAATCAGTTTTCAAACAAGGCGTGTCCATCTTTTGACGTTCCAAATTTTTGTTGTGAAATTGGATTGCCAATGAAAAACGTTTATTATAAATAAAAATTAAAAAAATGAAAAATATATTAGTGAAAATAACATTGGGTTTTTTCCAATTCATAAACAATATAATTGATTTAATCAATTCTTTTTTTGGCGTGTTTAAGTCAAAACGCGCATTAATGACAATGATTATCACGATTGCGTGGTTTGTTTTCGGTTATATGGGAATCAAGGGTGGTCATAATATGGCAGATTTTTCCGCATATTTTGTGGCATTATCACCATTTGTGATCGGTTACATATATGGCGAAACCAAACGTCCGTCGGGTAGTTGTAACAAAAACGAATGTGGTAAGTGTAAAGAATAACATACTATTTTATTTATTATTGGTTTTCCTTTTTTCCGGTTGTTGTGCGTTAAAATCACCGGTTAAACGATACGAATGCAGAAAAGCCAAAGCCGAGGAAAAAATTATTGTTTTGACACGTAAGTTTCCGGAATTAATTCAAACACCGGACACATTAAAGATATTGGACACAATAAGAGTTCCACACGTTGAGGTTGACACATCATTTGTTTTCACACCGGTGAATTTTAACGACACAATCATTATTGAAAAAGAAAGAATTAAAATCAAATATGTTCGCAAAGATTCATTGGTTTATATTTCCGGTGAATGTATAGAGGACACAATTTATATTGACCGTGAAATTCCGGTTGAAAAAATAGTTATCAAAGAAACACCGATTATCCAAAAGGCAAAGGATTGGTTTTGGATTATATTAATTGCAATTATTGGTGGTTTGTTTACACGGAAATTGATTAAACGTTATTTGTGGTGAAGGATAAAAAAATTTTTCGTCCATATTTTGACAAAGAAATGCAACCATTGGTGACGGCATTTCAAAGATTTCCAAAACACATTCAAAAACATTATTTAGAAAACGCAATTCAAAACGGTGTTAATGAAACCACGTTTGACGAAACAAAAAAGGGTGCAACCATAACGTCAAAAAAATCAAACAGAATTAAAACCATTGACGATTTAATTGAACATTGTCAAATTGATTTGGACGTTTGGGAAATTGACCGATATGTTGTCAATAAATGGGAAGTTGGATCAACGGTTGACGGACAAATTGTTGTTGAACCTTTATTTCAAATAAAAGCGTGGTTGAAAAAAAACAAAGACGTTTTTGAATTAAAAAAAATTCGGGAACAATTAATTAAAGACGTCAAAGAATTTTCGCCAAAATATCCATTAATTTCATATGACCATATTCCACAAGGACAAATGTTGGAAATCACAATTTTTGATCTACATTTCGGAAAATTATGTTGGGGTTTGGAAACGGGGGACAATTACGACACGAAAATTGCGCGTAAACGGTTTTTAAGTGCCATTTCCGGTATTTTAGCACGTGCGGAAGGTTATGACATCAAAAAGATTTTATTTCCCATTGGATCGGATTTTTTTAATTCGGACAATTTGAATAATCAAACAACGGCGGGAACACCACAAGACGAGGACGTGCGGTGGCAAAAAACATTTCGTGCGGGACGAAAATTATTAATTGACGGAATTGATTTATTGTCCGCGATTGCACCGGTTGACGTTGTTGTGGTTCAAGGAAATCACGATTGGGAAAGGTCTTTTTATGTTGGTGACGTTTTGGAATGTTGGTATCATAACAATAAAAACGTCAATGTCAATAATAATCCAACACCACGGAAACATTATAAATTCGGGAATTGTTTAATTAGTTACACGCACGGAAATAATGAAAAAGTTGCGGATTTGCCGTTATTAGTAGCAACGGAAGTTCCAAAATTGTGGGCGTCAACACAATTCCGTGAAATCCACATTGGTCATTTACATCACAAAAAAGAAATTAAATATATGTCCACGCAAGAACACAAAGGAATCGTTGTCCGATATATGCGATCATTGTCCGGAACGGACGCGTGGCACAATACAAAAGGTTATAAAGGCGCAAATCAATCGTGTGAGGGGTTTATTTGGGACGAAAACGAGGGTTTAATTTGCCAATTTCAACACAATATCGTTAAATAAAAAACTTTTTTATATCAGATAAATCAAATTTTTTTGCATATTTATTGAAAATAAGTTGCACGGAATGAAAATTTGTTTTACTTTTACACCATAGTTAAGGCACGAAGCCATAACAAAACCGAAAAAACCAAAATTAAAATGTCAAATTCAAAAGCAACAAAAAGAACATTCAACAAATTAATCAAAGAAAACAATTTATTCATTAACGTTAAGTCCGCATTCAATGGAATGATTGACGGGTGTGAAACTTTTAATAATGGATTTGAAAAAGTTGAACAAACGGATCATTGTATTAACAACACATATGGAATAAATGGTGCGTGGTTGGTTAATGGTGGACGTGATTATTTCACACATTATGAAAACGAAACATTAATTGGTGTTGAAGTTTACAACGCGTGTGGATCATTTGTATTAGCGACAACAAAATAAATTGATAACGGGACGGGTGGAATTCCCGTCCCATTAAAAAAAACAAAATGAAAAAATTATTTAAAATCATCATCAATATGTTCAACCGATTTGAAGTGGTTGACACAATTAAATTATCAACCGGATTGACGTGCATTCACACATTGGATAAATGGAATGACATAATCACAATATCAATTGACAATGGCAAATAAAAATTGGACGGGAAATGAACAATCAACGTTTTCCACATTAGGCGCGTCAAGTCATTCAAAAGACGAAAGACAAACACACGATTATTATGCAACCGATCCATATGCCGTTGACATATTATTTGAGGACGAATTATTTAATCCGTCAATTGACAAATCAACCGGAATTTCAATTTGGAAAAACATTTGGGAATGCGCGTGTGGTGAAGGACATTTGTCAAAACGAATGAAAGATTTGTTTCGCGTGGACGTTTATTCGTCCGACATTGTTGATCGCGGTTATGGTGACGTTAAGGATTTTTTATGTCCAACAAATCAAAAATGGGACGGTTGTATTATTACAAATCCGCCATATAAATATGCAAAAGAATTTGTTCAAAAAAGTTTGGACATCATTCCGGACGGCAAATGGGTTGCAATGTTTTTGAAATTGCAATTTTTAGAAGGCAAGGCGCGAAAACAATTGTTTCGTGTTGCACCGCCACGTTTCATTTATGTTTCAAGTTCACGAATTAAGTGTGGAAAAAATGGTGATTTTTACGCAATTAAATCGTCGGCGGTTGCATATGCGTGGTTTATATGGCAAAAAGGATTTAAAGGAAATCCACAAATCAAATGGTTTAATTAAAAATTTTAAATATGGATCAGAATAAAAAAATGGTTTACAAAAACAAAAAAGAACGTCCGTCAAGATTTGGCGGAACAATGTATTATTTATTTTTTAATGACGGTGAAAAATCTTTTCGCACGTGTATTGACACCACATATCGTAATTACGCAAGGTGGAAAAAATTCATCAAG